TCTGTAGACCATAATGTCAATGGAGGTATTTTTATCTTACCTGAAAAGGATAGGATTATTATTGAAGGAGAAATAACGGATGCCTAAAAAGAAAGACCCTAGACTAGAACGAGCAGGGGTGTCTGGCTATAACAAGCCTAAAAGAACACCCAATCACCCTAAGAAGTCCCACGTTGTTGTGGCTAAAGAAGGTGAAAAGATTAAACTTATTCGTTTTGGTGAAAAAGGAGCTAAAACAGCTGGTAAGCCTAAGAAAGGTGAATCAGCTAAGATGAAAGCAAAAAGAAAAAGCTTTAAGGCTAGACATGCTAAGAATATTGCCAAAGGCAAAATGTCAGCAGCATATTGGGCCGATAAAGTTAAATGGTAAACGTTCAAGCCTTGTAAAGGTTCGGAAGTAGACTTTGTTGTAGTTGAAGGAACGCACAATCTAAATGGAGGTGCGTTATGTCTATTAAAACACAACTAACTTTAAAGAAAGTTTTGAAGAAAACTATCTTGCAAAAGAAAGAAAAAGAATATAAATTATTGTTATTATTAAGAAGGAACTAAAATGGAATATTTATTAATAATTATGTTTTGCGTTGCTGTTCTTGTTGTTGCTGTCGAAGCACTTAAGCCAGAATGGTTTGCACCACTCAAAAAGTGGGCTAACAAGAAAAAGAAGTAATGCCACAGATAGGAAGCCCGGATAAGCCGGTTAAATTTAAATCAGGAACAATAGCTGGGAAAGGCTCTAAAGCCCGTCCCGGTGTTTATACACAAGAGTATCGAGATAACTTCGATAGGATATTTGGACATGCCAAGAAAAAGCACAACAACAAAAAGAAAGCCTAAATCACGTGTCAACGAAGCTGGTAATTATACCAAGCCGAGTATGCGTAAGAGGCTTTTCGAAAAGATTAAGGCCGGTTCTAAAGGTGGTAAACCCGGTCAGTGGTCTGCTCGGAAAGCCCAGCTTTTAGCCAAAGAGTACAAAGCCAAAGGTGGAGGTTACAAAAAGTAATGTTGTACGGAGTAGAGGAAGCATTTAGATTCATGAAGGAATGGTTAAGGAACGATGCCACTAACAAAAGGAAAAAGCCAAAAGGTCGTAAGCAAAAATATACGAAGGCTAAAAAAGGAAGGTAAACCACAGAAACAAGCTGTGGCTATTGCTTTATCTAAAGCCGGTAAAAGTAAAAAGAAAAAATATGGCACTAAAAAAACCACAAAAAAGTCTTAAGAAGTGGACTGCACAAAAATGGCGAACTAAGTCTGGTAAAAAATCATCTAAGACCGGAGAACGTTATTTGCCAGAAAAAGCTATAAAAGCTTTGAGTGCTAAAGAATATGCTGCGACCACAAGAAAGAAAAGAGAAGATACCAAGAAGGGTAAACAGTTTTCTAAACAGCCTAAAAAGGTAGCTACTAAAGTCAGAAAGTATAGAAAAAAATGAGTATGCTGCCTGAAGGCTACATTAAGAAAAAGTCTAGAACTATACCATTCGGTTACAAAGAATCAGAAATCAAGGGTTATCTACAGCCCATACCCGAACAATTAGAAATCTTACAAAAATATCTTAAAGCTGTTATTCAACAAGAAGCTTCACTTCGAGAAGCAGCCGAAGCAGTCTCATTAGAATCTGGTAGAAAAATAAGTCACACTGCATTAGCTAAAATGCTTAAAAAAGACTTATGGGAGCTTCTACCAAATGAATATGAAAAAGATGCCGAAGGCAACTTTATTCTTAATGCTAAAGGTGAACCTAAAAGAAAAACAGGAAGACCAAAAGGAGTAAAAAGTAATTATAACTTTTCTAAAGCTCAACGTAGAAAACAAAAATTAAATCAAGAAAAAAAAGAACTTGACAAACTTAAAAAGAAAGTATTATATAAAGAAACAAAATTAAAAAGAGAAAATAAAGTACTTGATACGTTACAAGGTGAAAGCAACAACAATATCTTAACAAACAGTGAAATAGAAAGTGCAGCACCTTCAGTTCAAGATACTCTTAAAGACTCTAAAGTTTTGTTTCATCCCAACGAGGGACCACAGACATTATTCTTAGCAGCAGATGAAAAAGATGTGCTCTATGGTGGTGCTGCTGGTGGTGGTAAAAGCTTTGCTATGCTTATTGACCCTTTAAGGTATTGTCATAAAAAAGCACATAGAGCTTTAATCCTTAGACGTTCTATGCCAGAGCTAAGAGAACTTATAGACAAATCTAGAGAGTTGTATCCTCAAGCATTTCCCGGTGCTAGGTTTCGTGAAGTTGAAAAGGTTTGGACTTTTCCTTCAGGAGCTAAAATAGAATTTGGCTTCTTAGAAAAAGATGCTGACGTATATCGTTATCAAGGACAAGCATATAGCTGGATTGGTTTTGATGAGATAACTCACTTACCAACAGAATTCGGCTGGAACTATTTGGCATCTAGACTTCGTACAACAGACCCAGAAATAAAAACCTATTTACGTTGTACAGCTAACCCCGGTGGTGTTGGTGCTCATTGGGTTAAAAGACGTTACATTGAACCAGCTGACCCAAACAAATCTTTTGAAGGCTCTGATGGTCTAACCAGAAAGTTTATTCCAGCTAAACTATCAGATAACCCTTACTTAGCAAAAGATGGTGTTTATGAAAAAATGCTGGAATCTTTACCAGCGACACAAAGAAAACAACTCTAAGAAGGTAATTGGGAAGTTGCAGAAGGTGCAGCATTTGCTGAATTTGATTTAAATGTTCATGTTGTTGACCCTTTTCAGTTTCCTTTTCATTGGGAAAGAATGAAAGGAATCGACTATGGATATGCCTCAGAATCTTGTTGTTTATGGGGTACAGTAGACCAAAATGACGGAACTTTGATAATTTATAGGGAATTATATCAAAAAGGCTTGACAGGAGAGGAATTAGGCTATATAATATCAGATATGGAAAAAGAAGACCCTTTTTCTGTTCCGGGTGTGTTGGATACAGCAGCTTGGGCTAAAACAGGAGCATCGGGTCCGACTGTAGGTGAAGCTTTACAAAAGATGGGTCACAAGCTTAGAAGAGCAGACAAAAACAGAGTACAAGGAAAAATACAAATACATGAGTATTTAAAGGTTCAACCAAATGGTAGACCTAAACTACAAATATTCAGTAGTTGTAAAAACTTGATAAGAGAATTACAAAGCATTCCTTTATCAAAGAATAATTCCGAAGATGTTGATACTCATGCTTCTGACCACGCATATGATGCATTGCGTTATATGATTATGAGTAGACCTTCAGTGTATGGTACATTGCAAAGACTAAGAGATATAAAACAATATGTACCATCAGATTCAACATTTGGATATTAAGGAATGGCAGAAGACAACAACACATTTTTAAATGCTGATTACATCTACGAAGATGTTGAAGGTGAAGCAGGAAAAAGTCTTAATTTAATTGAAGACCAAAAAAACAATTTGGTAGGACTTATTCAAAGTCGTTTTGCTGTTGCTGAAGAATCCAGAGATGCAGACGAAAGAAGATGGCTTGAAGCCTACGAAAACTATAGAGGGCTTTACGGCAAAAGAGTAAAGTTTAGAGAATCCGAAAAGTCCCGTATCTTTATTAAGATAACAAAAACAAAAGTATTAGCTGCTTTTGGTCAATTAGTCGATGTACTATTTGGCACAGGTAAATTTCCTATTGGTATTAGTGAAACTAAAATACCTGAAGGTGAAAAAGCAAATGCTTATTTAGATTTTCAAAATCCTCAACCGGGTATTGAAACATCACAACCTGTAGAAGATATATTAGACAACATAGGGAATTTAAAAGGTGGTCCGTTTGATATTGGTTATCGAGGAGATGGTAAGGTACTTAAACCCGGAGCTACATTTGGCGATGGAATGTTTGAAGACTCAGAGCAGTCTTTGGAAGACAAAGCTGAAGAGCTTGGTGTCTTAAGAGAAGGTACAACACCAGACCCACAGAAACCAGAACTATCTCCAGCACAAAGAGCTGCAAGGAGAATGGAAAAATTAATCCATGACCAAATTGAAGAATCAAATGGTTCTTCTGAAATTAGAAGTGCATTGCTTGAGGCAGCACTATTAGGAACAGGAATTATTAAGGGTCCTTTTAATTACAACAAAACTCTTAATAATTGGAAAGTTAATGATGAAGGTGAAAGAGAATATTCACCTATACAAGTTAGAGTACCACGAATAGAGTTTGTTAGTTGCTGGGACTTTTATCCAGACCCCGGTGGAACTAACATAGATGAATGTGAATATGTAATTCATAGACATCGTATGAATACTTCACAGCTTAGGGCATTAAGAAATATGCCTTATTTTGATAAAGATGCTATTCGTGAAGCAATTCAAGAAGGTCCTAATTATCTTGAAAAAGATTTTGAAAGTCAATTAAAAGATGATTACGATACTGAAGAAGCATATTCAAATGCTTTTGAAGTAGTTGAATATTGGGGTATCATGGATGCCCAGTATGCTAGAGAAGTAGGTATCGAACTTGATGAAGACATTGATGATTTAGATGAGGTACAAATCAATGCATGGATATGTGGTAATAAACTACTAAGAGCAGTTATCAATCCATTTACTCCATACAGAATACCTTATCATGCTTTCCCATACGAAAGAAATCCTTATAATTTCTTTGGTGTTGGAATAGCTGAGAATATGAATGACTCTCAGCAAATTATGAATGGTCATGCAAGAATGGCGATTGATAATTTAGCATTATCTGGTTCATTAGTTTTTGACATAGATGAATCAGCACTTGTTGCTGGTCAAAATATGGAAATATATCCCGGTAAAATCTTTAGAAGACAAGCTGGGATGCCGGGACAAGCCATTTATGGTTTAAAGTTCCCAAACACTGCACCTGAAAACATGATGATGTTTGATAGGTTTAGACAGTTAGCCGATGAGCAAACAGGCATACCAAGTTACTCTCATGGTCAAACAGGAGTACAAAGTATGACAAGAACTGCTTCCGGTATGTCAATGTTATTAGGAGCAGCAAGTTTAAACATTAAAACAGTTGTTAAGAATCTTGACGACTTTTTATTGAAGCCTTTAGGCGAAGCATACTTCCAGTGGAACATGCAATTCTTTGAAGGCGATTTAGACGTTAAAGGTGATTTAGAAGTTAAGGCTACTGGTACCAATAGCTTGATGCAGAAAGAAGTTAGAAGTCAGAGATTGACAATGTTCTTACAAACTGCACAAAGTCCAGCTATCGCACCATTTGTTAAGATTTCTAAGTTGATTAGTGAACTTGCCTACAGCTTAGACTTGGACCCTGATGAAATACTCAATGACCCAGAAGAAGCTGCAATGATGGCACAAATAATAGGTATGCAAAATGTTAGACAAGAAACTGGCGAAGAAGCTCAACCTGTTGGTGAACAACAAGGAGCTATGGGAGGCATTCAAGGAGCACCTGAACAATCAGCGGAACTTGGACCTACAGGCACTGGTGGTGGCAACATCGGAATTGGAAATGTACCGGTTGCAGGGGAAACTACGTTTAGTGGGACAATTGGAGCAGCTGGAGCTGCAGGTCAAGGAAGCCCTGAATAGAAAAGAGGAAAACAATAATGGCTAAAAAAAGTTTATTAAATAAAGATTTAGCAGATTTAAATAACGATGGCAAACTATCTTCTTATGAAAAAAGAAGAGGAATGGCTATCGAAGAATCTATGCAAGAAAGAGAACCTTACAAATTAGGTAAATTAGTAAATAAAGCTTTAACAAAATTACAACAAGAACATAAAAAATTTGTTAAAGAAGCTTTTCCTATGGAAAAAAATGTTCCTGCACCAGATTATTTAAATTTTAAAGGTGAAATGATAGAACCAAATGAAGCAGATTTGTTATATAAATTTTTACGAGATAAAGTTAGAAATGTAGATACTACTGTAAGCCCAATGAGTTCTAAAAATAAATTAGCCTTAAATGAACAATTAGCCTTAGAAGAATTAAAAATTATTTCTCAATCAAAAAATCCTGAAAAATCAAAATTATTTGGAATCTTTTTAGATGATAGAACTAAATCTATTGATGATTTTATTCAAAAAAACTTAGATGATTTAATGGAGCTAGATTTAGATGAAGCTGAAAATTTAATGCTATTACAAGAATTAGAACCAGTATCAAGAGCAATAAACAATCAAGGAGGTTTATTAGCCTCTGATGATTATAGAATGGGTTTTGCTGAAGGTCAAAACGATGCTGAAATGCAAAACTATAGAGTAATACTTGCTGGTCTTAGACAATTACCTGAAAATGAATTACCACAAGTTTTAGCTTTAGCTCAAGAAGGTAAATCATTACCAGAACAATATATGGTAGAAGAAAAAGCTGGAGTAGTTATGAATCCTATTGATGCTCAAAAAAATCATCCAGATTTATTTATGAAAGCTTTAAATTTCTTACAAGAACCAAGAGAACAACAAAACGAAGGTGGCGAAATGGAAATGCTACCTGACGAAGAAATGGAACAAAACTTTATAGACTTTGTAGTGGACGAAGCACTATCCGATGAAGAAAAGTCTATGTTAGAAGAACAACTAGAAGCTAATCCTGAGTTGAGTGTATTATTCGACAAAGTGATTGAAAGAGCTTCCGAGTTTACTGGAGCCGGTCCTGTTGATGGTCCGGGGACAGGCACTTCAGATGATATACCTGCTAGGTTATCAGATGGAGAATTTGTCTTTACTGCCAAAGCAGTTGAGCAGATTGGTGCAGACAACCTCATGAAAATGATGAAGGATGCCGAAGCTGCTTACGATGCTGGTGGTGAAAGAAAAGGCTATGCGAATGGCGAAGAGGTTATTCAAGATGAAGATATTAATAAAGGTATTAAAAAAGTTGAAGTTGAATATTCTGTTCAACAACAACCTACTTCTACTGAATCTTTATTCGGTCAACCTCTTTATGAAGAAGATGAATCTTCTAAAAAAAATAAAGAATTGATGAGAGTAAATCCAACTCGTCATGTGTATAGTTAAAGATTAACCGAAAGGCGACCTTTGCAAGACAAGCCCTGCCCGTACAGCAGCTACCTTGTAATATTTGTTGAAGCCCTGAATAGGAGAAAAAGATGGCTAAAGAAGAAAAAGCTAACCCGTATAATGCGGATAAGAGTTGGCACAAAGTAGAAGAAAAAGTTTTTGTTAATTCAAACAACTTATTTTTTCAAGAGCCTGAAGCAGAAACTGAAGAAGTAGAAGCTACAGAAGTTCAAGAAAAAAAAGAAGTTAAAGAAACAAAAACACCCTACAAGCGACCCGACTATAAAAAACGTTACGATGACTTAAAGAGGCATTACGATAGTAAGCTTAATGAGTTTAAACAGAGAGAGTTAGAGTTGTTAGACCAAGCCCGTGAGGGACAAGTCAAATACACTCCACCTAAATCTGAAGAAGAACTTAAAGAGTTTAAACAAAAATATCCTGATGTCTACGATGTAGTAGAAACTGTTGCAAACATGCAAAGCGAAAGCCGAGCAAAAAGTCTTGAAGAAAAAATTAAACTTCTTCAATCTAGAGAGCAAGAGTTAGTAAGACTAGATGCTGAGAAAGAACTTAGGTCTAAGCATCCTGATTTTGATGATATCAGAAACAGTGATGACTTTCATGACTGGGCTAAATCTCAACCTGAGTCAATTCAAAACTGGATTTACAGTAATGCAAATGACCCAGAAGCAGCAAGTCGAGCACTAGATTTATTTAAGTCTGACATGGGTGTAAATAGCAATCCGAAAAAGTCATCGGCAGGTTCTAAATCCAAAGCTTCAGCGGCTGACATGGTTTCTGCAAAGACAACCAACGTTGAGCCACAACAAGCTAAAGTTTGGACCGAAAAGGAGATTCTATCTTTATCTCCAGCCGAGTTCGATAGACTTGAAAAAGAAATCGACAAAGCTTGGGAAGAGGGTAGAATTAGTAGATAAACTTTTATATTAACCCAAAAGGAGTAAAAAATGGCACAGTATTTTGAACCAACCCCAGATACAAATGCTAACTTTGCAAACTCCGTTGCTGGTCAGAATAATAGTTTCTTCCTGCCTTCCATATATTCTGCTAAAGTTTTAAACTTTTTCAGAAAGGCATCAGTGGTAGAAGCTATTACAAATACTGACTACTCCGGAGAAATCAGCAATTATGGTGATTCTGTTAAAAT